GCGGGACGCCTGGATCAGAGGCAGCGACCGGCGAGACCTTCAACGCCTTCAACAACTTCGGCAAGGTTCTCTCCGGAAAGTGGGTGATGATCGGAGAGACCGCCGAAGGACAACACTACCTCATCGCCCCCGAGTCCGATCAGGTCGAGTTGGTCTACACGGCGGAGATCGTCTCGACGACAGCCTCGGGTGTCACGACATCGAAGCTGGTATTCCGCCGGAAAAAGGTATGGGTCCACTCCATCGAGGAAGGGACGCCGGTCGAGATCGGTATGACCGAGTGCGTCACCCCGTACAGCAACAATCAAGGCGGCTACTGAGTTGGCAGGGCTCATAACCTATAACGGCCTGCTGCTCCTCAAGGGTGGCGGGCTGGCCGCTAACAAAGCCTGCTGCTGCACTGGCGTAATCTGCTACTGCTTTCGGCAATACGCAAACTATGGGCAGATAACCGTCTCTCGGTTCGTTCGGTGCTACCGCCAATCGTATTTCAACCCGGTATTGGGCGTTATTGTTTTCCCCGATGGAGTCCCTGGTGGGTGGGGTGACTCGCCGTGTCAGCCAAACTCCTCCGGCTGGTTCTTTAACGTGGCGAACAACGCTTTCAGCAATCCCCCATGGGCGGAGGGATCCCAGCCTCCAAGCTTTCCTAACGCGACGGGCTGCGGAGGCGCGAACGGTGAGGGGTGGAACATCACTCCCATCGACAACGCCACCCAGGCCGCCGCATGTACCCCGGTCGGGAGCCCGCCGTAATGCTCGTTTCCCTTGATGCGGTCAAAGCCGTCGCGCACATGCGGCCCGCGGGGTACGTCGAAGCGATCCTCGGCGGTGGTGTTCTCGGCATCGAGCCCGATGTGGGAGAGGTGGTCGACATCCCAGACGCCGCCTATTGGGATCTGGTCCGTACCTACTCCCCGGGTGAGTTCAGTGGACGACTTGCCCTCCATGCCTGCGGCCCCGGCTGCCAGTTGAAACGCTCCCTGGCATGGTTCGTGCGCGACGACGGCTCCTGTGGATGCACGGAGTTCGCCGCGATCATGGACGCCTGGGGGCCCGACGGCTGCGAAGCCCGAATCGACCAGATCGTCGCCCACCTCGTCGAACAGGCCGCGAAGAAGTCGGTGTTGCTCGGGGCCGTGCCGTCGGCCGCCATCACTGTCGTCGTCCGACGAGCCATCGAGGCCGCGAGAAAGGAAGTTGCCCATGCCACGCAAGCAGGCGAAGAAGGCACCTGGACAAACTTGGTCCGGCCTGGATGAAGGCGACATCACCGGGGCCGAAGAGGCCGACGACGCCCAGCTGATCGAGTTTGGCCGCCGATCCCAGGATCCGCCCACGGAACAGCCCGAGAAGAAGGAGCGCCGCCGATGCCCTCGAAAGCCCCGTCGCTGAAGGACGAGATCATCCGCGGCATCACCGAGAACAAAAAAGGCCCGCGCGGGTGGTTCGACAAGATCGCACCCGACGTCCAGGCCGAGCTCGTCGAGATCCGGGCCGACTTCCGCGAGGGCAGGACTGAGGGATCGAAGACGGCAGTATCGGACTCCATCCACCGGGTACTCAAAGCCCGCGGTCTGATCACCGTTACCCGCGCGGAGGTGTTCAGATGGTTCAACAAGCGCGAGGACTGAAACACGCGGTTGCCGAGTCCGTTGCCGCCGCCGCCACGAAGCCCGCCCCCGACGCGGAGCAGGTGTCGGAGCGCCGCGAGGGGGCCGACCTCGAGTACCGCTCGACCTCCCGGACGATCCGCACCGTCGAGGATCTGTTGGCCCACATCGAGGCCGACATGGCCCGTTTCGAGGTGGCCGCCTCGGAGGCGACGAAGTGGGAGGTGGCGTCTATCGACCGCGACACCGGGAAGCCCGTCGTCACGGTCCTCCACCGCGTCTTCGTCCGGCTCCGCCCCCGCGGTGGGCCAGCCGTCGCGGAGCTCGTCGCCGCGATGATCGCCGGGGCCGCGAAGGCCGGGGGCATCGGACGCCCCAAGGCGAAGGCCCGGAAGGCCAAGCCCGGCCCCTGGCAAGTCCTCGTGGTTGCCGACACCCACTTCGCCAAGTACGCCTGGGGCCGGACCACCGGGGGCGATGACTACGACCTCGACCACGCCGATCGGCTGGTCCGTTCTGCTGGCCTCGGGCTCCTGGAAGCCGGGGACGCTCACCGCCCTGGTCGTCGCACGATTGCATTCCTCGGGGATCTGTTTCACTACGACACGCCGTCAGCGACCACGACCCGCGGGACACAGCTGGAGCGAGACGGCCGACTCGAGCGGATGATCGAGACGGGCTCCTCCGCCCTCGTCGCCCTGGTCGAGCGATCCGCGGAGACCGCCCCGACCGACTGCGTCATCGTCCCCGGCAACCACGACGAGACGATGACGGCGTGGTTCCGACTCCTGCTCCGCACCCACTTCGCGCGGGATCGCCGGGTGACGGTCCACAACGTCTACACCCATCGGCAGTACCTCGAGCACGACGGCAACTTGTTGGGCTTCGCTCACGGAGACAAGGCCCGGGCGAAGCTCCCGGCGCTGATGACATTGGAGGCCCGGGAGGCATGGGCCCGATGCCGATACCGGGAGATCCATACCGGGCATTTGCACAAACAGGCCGCCCGGATCCGCCGCGTGGTCGACTCCGATGGGATCGACACGGTCGACGGGGTCGTCGTGAGGACGGCCCCCGCGCTGTGTCCTCCCGACGACTGGCACAGCCAGGAGGGGTGGATCGGCAGCCGGCAGGCGATGGAGTCCTGGTTCTATCGGCCCGGTGGCGGGCTGGCCGGGATGCTGGTGGCAGACGGGGGTTGATCCGAGGCCGGCGCGCGGGAGGGTGAGGACATGCGACACATCATCGGATTCACAGGCCCCGCCGGGGCCGGCAAAGACCTCGCCGCCTCGATGATCCCTGGGGGCCACCGGATCGCATTTGCCGACCCGCTCTACCAGGGCTTGGCCGCCATGCTCGGCATCCCCGAGGGAGTCCTCCGGGATCGCTCCGGGAAGGAGCGGACCCTCGCTGGCTTCGGGGCATCCCCCCGGCAACTCCTCCAGACCCTCGGGACGGAGTGGGGCCGGCAGATGATCTGTCCCGACATCTGGCTCCGTGTCGCCTTCTGGCGATGGGAGCAGGCCGCCGCGGCCGGGCTTGGGGTGATCGTCGTCCCCGATGTCCGATTCGCCAACGAGGCCCGGCAGATCCGCTCCGAGGGCGGAGAGGTCTGGATGATCCACCGGCCCGGGGTTGAGCCCGTTGCCGCTCACGAGTCCGAGGCGGGGCTCCCCCTGCGGATGATCGACCGCTTGATCGTCAACGACGGCACGGTGGACCAGCTGCGAGAGCGCGTCGAGGCGACGTTCACGGGACGCTGATCTCGAGATCCTTCGGCGGCGGGATTGTCTGGACGAACGAAAGCACCCAGGACCCGCCGACGCACATCAACTCGCGGCGGTAGGTGTGCTCGACGGTCGACCCGTCTGCGGCCAACTCCTCGAAGCTCACGAAGTCTGTGGAGCAGGGATGGAGCCGTCCGTCCATCGGACCGCCGACCACCGGCAGAACCATCTCGCCTTTCGATTCCATCTATCGTTCCTCGTTTCGTGTCGTGCGAAAGTTCACCCAGCCAGCCACCGCAGCAGCAAGGCCACCGGGATCGTGAGCGGCAGCCATGCGATGATCTGACGGGCCGTCATGGCTTCGCCTTCCGTAACGTGGCCCTGCGGAGTGATTCCTCGAGGACGAACCGCGGAGAGCAGCTGACGAGGTCTACCGTCGCTTCTCCATCCGATTCGTTTTCCACACCCACGACCATCGCCAACACTCCAAGAAACCTCACGAAGTGGTATGGCATCATCGCCGCCCGCGGGAAGAGTTCCTCGCTGACTGCCCCGACGATCTTTCCCTTGTGCCTGATCGAAATCACGACTGCTCCTCAATGAAGTGGGCATCGTCCCCGAGGTCGAGCCTAGGCAAGAAGTCTATCCCGGCGGCCTTCCCCACGATCCGATCGTCGAGGTAGTGGTCCCTCGTGATGTTCGCATCACTGTGGTCGAGGTGGCCCACGGCATCCCCGCCCGCTGCGGCAACGTAGCTGGCCGAGGCTTTCCGGAGAGCATGAAATCGCCGCTGCGGGACGCCGGCCTGATCGCACAGGATCCGCATCGAGTGATAGATCGACGTCGGCCGGTGGGGCCACGGCCAGACCAGATCGCCGGGGCCGCGCCGGTGGAGCTCGAGCTCGGCCGCGAGGTCAGGGGTGATCTTCCGGGCTATGTCGCGAGTGTGGCCCTTCCTGGTGCCGGCCAGGAAGACGATTTCCTCCCCGCGGACATCCTTCCACCGGAGCGCCATCAGTTCACCGATCCGGGCCCCCGTACACCAAGCCGAGTAGATCAACGTCGACCACCACCAGCCCGCCGGCAGGCCCGCCAGGGTCCGCTGGCGCTTCCTCGCGGCCACGATCATCCGCCCCACCTCGGCGGCGGTGAAGCCGCGCGGGAGCCTCTGAGCCTTCCTGATCGGCTTCACGATCGGAAACTCGTTGATGAGCCGTTTCCGGAATGCGTAGAGCGCGAGGCAGAGGAGTTGCGTCCTGTCCTTCGCGATCGTCCCCGGGGAGGGAAGGCCGCGGGTCGTGGAGTGGACCGTCTTTGCCCTCCACGCCAGAAACGCCGCGATCATGTCCTCCTCGAGGTCAGTGACCTCGGGCTCCCGTTTGAGGAAGTCCCGGAACCTGTCCAAGGTCGAGCCGTAGATCGCGACGGTTCGATCAGAGAGCCCCTTTACCGGGGCGTATCGGTCGATCAGCAGTTGACGCAGAAGCATGGCATCCCCTCAAGTGAATGGCATCCATGCCGTGTTTCATCAGGGTAGCCCTAGTGAACATAGGTACAACCCCGCCAGTACGAACGGGGCCCTCTCCGTTCGGACTTGGTCAGACGCTCAACCCTACGCAAGGGAGAGCGTCGGTGAATTGTCGGTTTCCCCGTGTTGCCCACGGCGGAAGCGCTGGCAATGCTGGGGATATGAAACGCATGGGACTCCCAGGGCCGGAAGGCATCGACTGGCTTTGCACCGCTGACGCGGCCAAGTTGCTCAATATGAGCACCTCGGGCGTGCGCAAGTTGGTTGCCGCCGACAAGATCTATGCGGCCAAGTTCGGCCGCGAACTAGCGTTGCGAGACAAGGACGTTCGCAGATACGCCGCCAAGCCGCGCACAGTTGGCGGGCTTCGGCAAGGTTTCAAAAAGAACTGATTCAGGCCATTTCTCGGCCGTTTCTGCGATTCTTCCCGCACGCGGGAAGATCCTCTTGACAGGCTTGATGGGCGTTTCATATCTTTCGCCCTCATCTTCCCGCATGCGGGAGGATTGATCGGGCTCGGCAGCCCATTCACGGCAAGTGTCCAAGCCGATTCCCCCGAGTTTTCCAGGGTGGACAGTTGGGCTGTCTGGGGTGGGTTGATCCCGCCCCCGGCTGGTCTATCTTCCCTGAACTAACTGAACGGAAGAACACCAACGGGGGCGAGGGGATGTCGGACACGGGGACGAGGGCAACGGCAAGGAAGAGGGCAAAGCAGGCGGCAGCGGGGAAGAAGCCAGGGCGATTCGGGGGCGCGGCTCTGCCGTTCGACCGGAGCCTGGCTCACCTCTGCTGGCAGATCGGGCTGAGCAACGAGCGGACGGCTTGGGTGATGGGGCGATCGGTCGGGGAGGTTCGACACGAGTGGTCAGTCCTCACCGGACTCCCCCTCGACGACGACCCGACCGAGGCCGACGTCGAGCGGATCACGGCAGAGATTCGGGCTGGCTGGTCACCGGAAGTCTTTCTGGCGGCGGCCCGGGGCATCAGGCATCAGAGCGATCGGATTCACCGAGGGGAAACGCAATGCAAAGCAACGACGAACAGCCAGGGGATCGGGAAGCGGCCGGGGCCATCGCGGGAATGCTCGAGGTCTACGGGGCTCCTCCCGTCGAGCCGGTGACTGAGGGTATCCCGATGGACCTCCTGGTCCTCGACCCCAGCGAGTTGGAGTGAAGGACGGGCCGGGGCTGGAGGCCTCGGCAGGGAGCCCGCGGAGCGGGAGTCACAGGAGCGGCCCGTCGGTGGTGGAACCGCCGGCGGGATCACGGAGGGCAGGCATGGCCACGATCACGATCTCGAGGAAGCTCCGGAAGGCTTTGAAAGAGATCCGGGCAGCGTGGTCAGAGGATCAAGCGGATGCAGCGCGGCGGGGGATCAAGAGACCGAGCAGTTCGGTCGTCCCGCCACGCAAGGGGCGAGAGAAAAAAGGGGGAGTGTGATGGCAGGATTTCGCAAGGCAACGAAGGCACAAGCAAGGCTCCGGGCGGCCGTGCTGGGCCCGTCCGGTGGAGGGAAGACGTTCTCCGTCCTTCGGATAGCCCGCGGCTTGGCGGGCCCGACGGGGACGATCGCATTCATCGACACCGAGCGTGGATCGGCATCGAAGTACAGCGACCGTTTCGACTTCGACGTTCAGGATCTCACCGACTATTCGATCGATGGCTACATCGAGGCCATCAAGTCGGCCCACGGCTACGACGTTTTGATCATCGACAGCCTGAGCCACGGCTGGCAATCGCTCCTCGAAGAGGTCGAGAAGTTGGCCAAGGCCAAGTACCGCGGCAACACATGGTCGGCGTGGTCCGAGGGGACGCCGCGACAGAAGAAGTTGGTCAACGCGATCCTGGACTTCCCGGGCCATGTCCTGGCCACGATCCGCAGCAAGACCGAATGGACCACGGTGGAAGACGGCCGCGGGAAGAAGGTTCCCCAGCGGATCGGCATGGCCCCGGAGCAGGGCAAGGGCATCGAGTACGAGTTCGACTTGCTCTTGGAGATCTCCACCGAGCACATCGCCAACGTGATCAAGGACCGCACCGGGCGATTCCAAGACAAGTTGATCGACAAGCCCGATGAGGAGTTCGGCAGTCAGCTTGCCCTCTGGCTGGCCGACGGCGAGCCGGCGGCGGTTTCCCCCCCGCCGCCGGCCGCCCCCCCTCTCGATCCGAGGATCGTCGAGATCGGAGAGTTCCCGGACTCGGTGAAGGCCGCCTGCCGGTCGGTGATGCGGGCCGCGATCGACTCGGGGATCAGCCGCAGTGATGCCATCGACCAGGCCGTCGCCCACGGGCGGGAGCTCCTGGCCGTCGAAGACGCGGTCGAGGCGGGGGCCGAGTGATGGACGCCCCTCCGAGGACATGGCGGGAAGTTTGGGACCGCGAAGCGGAGGATCCGGTCCCCGACCCGCTCGTCGAGATGGCCAAGCGCATGAGGCGGCGGATCGATTCGGCCAAGGACGCAGCCGATGACGCCGCGGCCTATGCCGACAAGCCGATCCCCTCGCTGAACACGCTCCAGGCGGTGGCCTACGCGGAGGAGATCGCACAACGGGCGAGGCAAGTAGTCGAGGAATGGCGGCTGTCGCGGAACCCGCGCCGCTGCCAGCTGCTGGCCAGGGCGGTGATCCAACTGAAGCAAGTGATCGAACACGCGGCGGGGGATTCGGAGCCGGTTGAACCGGCCGCCACCGTCGTCGAGGGATGAGGAGGGATCGAGATGGAGTTCACCAGTTACACGCCGGGACAGGCCATCGAGGGCACCGAGCCCCTCGAGGACGGGCGGCACGAGTGCGTCATCGTGAGCGCGGAGGACAAGTTCGACAACGACGGGACTGCGAACCTGCGGGTGGTCTTCCAGCCCATCAAGGGCGCGGAGGTCTACGCCTGGCCGGTGCTGAAGATCAGCGACACGGCCCGGGGGATTCGGTTCGGCGCGGCCCTGGCCGACGCTCTCCAGATCGACCGCTCCAACGGGCTCGACCTGGATCCCCGCGAGCTCCGCGGGAAGCGGGTGTTGGTGTCGACCCGTCGCTGGGTGGACGACCAGAGCCGCACCAATGTCGGCGTCGACTCGATCCGCGGGACATGGACCGTCCGCGGTGGTGCCGTCGCTGCTGCACCGGCCCCGGCCCCCGAGCCGGCCCCGGTGAAGGCGAAGCCCCGGACGCCTGCGGCAGCCGTTGCCGCTGCCCGAGGCGACGAGGCCGGTGGTTCCGACGACGTTCCCTTCTGAGGTTCATTCCATGCTCAAGCACCGATCCCCCAGCCGCTCCTATCAAGCCGTCCACGACTCCGAAGGTCGTCGGCAGCAAATCGCCCAGTTCGAGGCTTCGCTCTCGGCACTGCGGCGGGAGCTCAATCTCTGGTGGGACCGCACCGGCGGCGGCATGGAGTGTTCCCAGTCGCCGCAGCTGCTGGCGATCCGGTCGAGGGTCCGGGAATCGGCGGAGCTCGAGCGAGGGATTCATCGATAGGCCAGCCCTGGCCCCGCCTTTCACGGTGGCGGAATGGGCCCGTGAGCCGGACGAGCGGCGGGAGTAACGACCCGAATCACCGGCAGCCTCGGTCGTGATCCTGACGAGCCGAGGCAACCACCCCCGTGACATGGCACGGCGGCCGATCGACGCGGCCGGGGTGGGATGGGTTGATCGACACCACAGGGAGGGGGAGACGATGAGCGAATGCACGGAGAGCGGTTGCGCTGAGGCAGGGCGGTGGCTGGTCGGGGAGCGTCGATATTGCTCGACGCATGGCATTCAGGCTTCGATCCGGGGATCGGCCGCGATGCGGCTGGTCTGCCCGGTGGTGGATCCCGAGCCCGCCGCGGCCGGCAGCGTGTGGGACGAGCTCCAGCAGGAGCTCGAGGCGGTGGAGTTCGACCAGCCCACCGACCGGGAGCAGCTGCTCCGGGAGATCGCATGGGCGGCAATCGAGAACGGGAGGGGATGCCGATGAGGACGACGATCGACGACTACCGACCGGCCCCGGACGACAGCGGGCTCCCGCTGTTCGCCTCGGCCAGGCGGAGCGATCCGCCGACGAGCGTGGCGGCGGCGCGGGCCGTCACCCCCAGGATGAAGACGGAACACGAGGGGCTGATCCTGGTGGCCTTGGAGTGTGGCCCGGCCGGGAAGACCCGGATTGCCCACCTGTGTGGGCTCACCGATCAACAGGTGATCCGGCGGATGAGGAATCTGGTCCGCGATGGCCTGGTCGTCCCCACGGGGCGAGAGGTTCCGTCGGCGGCAGGCCGGGCGGAGATGGAATGGCGGCTGGTCTGAATGGACATCCGCCACGGCAAGCCGGTCGACCCTGATGTGGAGGCGGCCCTCCTTCGGGACTTCTCGGCCCTGATCCAGACATCGGCCAACGAGGCCCTGCCGGACATCAAGGCCCTGATCCTCGAGAAGATGGACGACTGGAAGCTTGGGGCCCTGCCGGCCCACAAGCTCCTGTGTGAGATCGAGCAACGGCTCCGACCCGGGCCGCGGATCAGCCGGGTGATGGCAGATGGCAGCGTTGTTCCTTTGAACCTGATCGGGGGGAAGTGATGGCAAGGACGAGAAGCATCAAGCCTGGGTTCTTCACCAATGACCTCCTCGGGGAGGTCCACCCGCTGGGGCGGATCCTGTTCGCTGGTCTCTGGTGCCAGGCCGACCGCCACGGGATCGTCGAGTACCGGCCCCGCCGGCTGAAGGCGGAGATCCTCCCGTTCGACGACGCCGACGTCGCCGCCCTGGTCGGTGACCTCGAGGCCCGGGGCTTCCTCCAGCGGTTCGAGGCCGAGGGCGCGGAGTGGCTTTTGATCACCAAGTTCACCGCCCACCAGTCCCCCCACCCGAGGGAACCTTCCCTGAACCTTACGATCCCGTTAGCGAAGCCGGGAAATTACACGGCCGGCCCAACATGCGGTGAGGTTCATGAATTGCAAGCCCTGGCGAGCGCCAAGACAAGCCCTGGCGAGCACGACGGCGCGCCCGGGCGAGCGCCAAGACAGGCCCAACTTCCTACTACTTCCCTTCTCCACTTCCCTTCTCCACTTCCACTTCCCTCTTCTGTGGCCAGACCGGCTGACGCCGGCTTGCCACAGCAGGTTCGATGGGCTGCGCAAGCGGGATGGCAGGGGATCACCCCCGAGGACCGCTCGGAGTGGCGATCGGCTTTCCCGGCTGTCGACCTCGACGCGGAGTTCGCGGCGGCTGGGGTGTGGCTGAAGGCCCACCCGGATCGGGCGAAGCGGACCAACTGGCGGAAGTTCCTGTCGTCCTGGTTCCGGAACGCCCAGGACCGCGGAGGGACTCGCAAGGGGGCCGCTCCAGCCGCGGCACCTCTCCAGACCTGGAGCGACGAGGACTTGGCCCGGCTGGCCGCCACGCGGCAGCGAGAGGCCGCCCGCGCTGGCCCCTGACCGAGTTGCCCACCGCCCCCCCTCGGCTACGTTCGACCCAGTTCCCTTTCCCCACGGAGGATTTCCCATGCGACGGATCGTAATCGCGGTAGCCCTGTCCCTGATCGCCACCTCGGCCCACGCCGGCCCCTGGAAGCGCTCGGTGACGACGACCAGGGCGTCGACCTGCACGGGCGGGAGCTGCTCGACGGCGAGCACCCGGACGGTGACCCGCGGGGCTCAGTCCCACGCCGAGGCGATGGCCGCTTCGGGCTCGATGGTCCACGCCGCCAGCCACGGCAGCACCTACGAGGGTGTTGGCGTCGGTGGCAGTCCGGCCGCGGCTCTCGGGGCGTGTTGCAACAACGGCGGGGCGGTGCTCGAGGAGGGAACGGCACAGGGGCGGGACGGCCGCTGGTATGCCTGCCGGCGGTACAGCCTGCGGTGATTAATGCCGGCGCGCCGCCTTGAGAGGCGGACGACGGTGAACGCGATTCATCTAGTGGCAGGATCCCGCCTTGCGGGAAACGAGGGTTCGATTCCCTCATCGCGTCTTGATTCGGGTGGTGCGTCACGACGGCGGCCACGACTTTCCTCGAAGGGATTCTTCTCTGATGCGTTTTTTCTCCACGGTCTTGGCGGTGGCGGCTCTGGCTCTCGTCGGTGCGTCCAGCCAGGGCGCGATGGCTCCGAAAAAGTCCCCGGTTCCGGCGGTGATCCCGAAGACCAGCCTCTTCCGCGGCTGGGTGACGGTCACGATCAACGGGCAGACTTATCCCGGCTACGCCGACTGGCGGGGCTTTCCCGACTCGGTGCCGACCGGCGACCCGACCACATGGGTGTTCGTGGGATCGGGATCGTCCTGGCGACTGCTGTCGCAAGCGGAGTTGCGGGGCGCGACCGTCAGGCTGGTTCAGCTTGACCTTGGTTATTCAAACGGGCCGTACAAGCCGGGCACGACGGCGACGGGGCTGTGAGGCATCGGGCCGAAGGTTGAATAGTGTCGAGCGTTATTCAAGCGGCGAGGCCGCGGGAGGGGTGAGTGAGTGAAAGACTGGCAGCGACCTACGTCACGCACGAAGGCCGCGAATATTTGGTGTCTACGATCAATCGGCCAAGCTCCGCCGTGGGCGACTCGTCGTCATACGCAGAGACGATGGTGTGGCCCGTGGACGACAAGCGAGATCGCACGCAGCAGGAGTCGCTCTACCAGTGCGACGACTGCTGTGGATCACTCCGCGCTCACTGTCAGGTGGTGCTGAAGATCGCTTCCGGGCAGCTTGGATTTCAGGTCGAGGCGAAGGAGGCCGCCCGATGACCCACGCATGGTGCCACGACATCGAAAGGGACGCCGCCGTGCGAGCGGCCGAGGACAACCGGACGGAGCCGCTGCCGACGCTGGGCAAGGCGATTGCGGCACCGTTCGCCTGCACGGCTTGCGGCGGCTTTGGCATGGATCACCGCTGCAAGGAGTCTTGCGATGAGTGTGAATGGACGCCTCAGACTTCTGACGGCATGCGCACCGAGCGGATCACGCTTGAGGTGACGCACGACCTCGACGCGCGGCTCTCTGACTGGATCGTCGAGGTGGTCGATGAATCGCTCGGGCTGATGGAGTCCGTGCGGGTCGTCGAGGAAGAGGAGCGATATGCACGAACATCAACCCCCGGTGAAGGTTCGCGCGCCGCACCGGCCGCGAGCGGCGGCAACCCACCGGAAACTCCGGAGGGTTCGACGCAGGCCGCAAAACCCGAGTTGCCCACCGGGTGATCACCCGTAGCGTGGGCGAATGCCCACGACGTCCATCCACCTCAAGATCCCCGGCAGGCCGGTCCCGCAACCGCGACACCGGGCCACGCGCGGCGGCAGGATGTACCTCCCGAGCTCGGCCCCTGTCCGGGCCTTCAAGGCCGCGATCGTCGCTGTGGCCCGTGAGCGAGTCAGGAATCCGTTCCCGGGTGGCGTGGTGGTTGGCATCACCGCCGTGTTCTGCCGCCCACCGTCACACCTGACGGCCCGCGGTGAGCTCAGGAAGGGCGTGGCGGATCATCCCGGAAAGAACCTGGGCGACGTCGACAACCTCGCCAAAGGGGTCATGGATGCTCTGACCGACGCCGGGGTCGTGTGGGCCGACGACAGCCAGGTCGTCGAGCTCCGCGTCTCCAAGGCTTGGGGCGATGCCGATCTGACCGAGGTCACGATCGAGGAGGTTCCTCATGGCCGCTCGAGGTGACCGCGTTCGCCTGAGTCCCGACCAAGAGCGGATCATCCGGGACGCCCACGCGCGCGGCCTGACCCAGGACGACGCCGCCTGGCTGGCTGGCGTCTCGAGACGGCTCCTGGTCACCCGCCTGGCCGACCAGCTGGCCGACGTTCACTGGGGGCAGGGGCGCGGCCGCAAGGCCCGAGCCGATCCAACCGAGGAGGAGATCGAGCGGCTGAAGGCGGAGATCAGGAACCGCAACGGCCACACGCCGCCGCCGTCGGACTTCACCGATACGCTCGGCTGGTGAATCCTGGGATCACCATGGCAGACGCTTCACAGACTCCCGGCGCGGTCGACCTCGGCTTCCGCCGTGGCGACGAGTTCCGCCGCGTCCTGACGGTCAACCTCAACCTGACCGGCTACACGCTCACCTGGGAGATCTACGGTCTCCGGGATGACGGCGTGAAGCTCTCGGGCTCCCTGTCGTTCTCGACACCTCCCCACGCTGTCGCCCTGATCATCACCGAGGCCCAGACCGGGACGCTGGCCGTCGGCACCTACGGCTGGCGGGCCATCTGGATCGCCACGGGGTCGATCCAGCGGACCTTCCTTGAGGGCATCTGTGAGGTGACCCGGTGACCGACATCAGCGTCTCCATCGTCGACGACCCGGTCTCCGTCTCCGTGAGCAACGCCCCCGGCCCCTCGGGGGCTTCGTCGTTCTTCAAGGGCATGGCCGCCGCCTGGCCCCCGACGGCAACGCCGACCGCCGGGTGGATCTACACGCTCCCTGATCCTGTCCCCGCCGGCACACCGGCCGGATTCCTGGCCGGTTACGGGGCACAGTGGGACGGGCTGGCATGGGTAAACATTGGCCCTGTGCGGGGCCCTGCGGGGCCCGCCGGCCCCCAGGGTGTAGCCGGCCCCGCCGGCTCCCCTGGTGTGGCAGGATCGCAAGGACCGGCTGGCAACACCGGCCCAGCTGGCCCAGCCGGGGCGGCCGGTGTTGCCGGCCCGGCCGGCGCTCAAGGCCCCCAAGGAATCCAGGGGCCCGCCGGCGCGGCTGGAGCGATTGGCCCGGCCGGTGTGGCTGGAGCCACCGGAAGCACCGGCGCGGCTGGCGCGCAAGGCCCTGCGGGTGTGGCCGGGGCCGCTGGCGCGACGGGCCCGGCGGGATCGTCTGGCGTGGTCTCCGTCACTGCCCCTTTGACCAACAGCGGGACAGCATCGGCCGCAGTCCTCGGGGTCGACGTCGGCACCACAGCCGGGACCGTTGCGGCCGGGAACGATTCGCGATTCAAGACGATCACCGTTTCATCGTCTGCCCCCACGGGCGGAGTTTCGGGCGACATCCACTTGAGGTACTCCCCATGAGCCTTCAAGCTCTCGCCGCAAAAATCGCAGAACCGCAGTACCGCGGAATGAGCGACCAACTCCTGGCCGACGCCGTCAACGGGCTCCGTGTGTCCGTCCGTCGCCCTGTTCCGACATGGCAAGTCCGGCAGACGGCAATCGAGGGCGGCTACTGGCCCGCTCTGATCGAGGCTCGGGAATCGACCACGCCCGCCGTCAGGGCTCTGGCGATCACCGTGTTGGCGTGGATCGATGACCAGTCAGGCACGATCCAGAGCGTCGATATGGACCGGCCCGCCGTCGTCAACATGCGGGGCGCGCTCGTCCAGGCTGGCATCTGCTCGCAGGCCCAGGCCGACGCGCTGTCGGCTCTGGCCGATGCGTCGATCCCGTGGACCGAATCGGTGGGGCTGCCGGAAGTGGGTGTCGGCTTGGTAATCAACGCTCGGAGAATTGCGAATGGCTGATCTCAAATTGGCATACGGCACCGCGAGCGATGTGACGATTACGCTGGCGTCGATGGCCACCGACACCAACCTCCTCACGGGGCGCGAGTCAGCAACCATCGACAACTCCGCCAACCTGTTCCTCGACTACCTCGTCAGCGGCAAGATTACCGCCGGCACCTCGCCAACGGCGGCAAGGTCAATCGAGGTGTGGGCTGTCGGGTCGTGGGACGGAACCAACTGGCCGGATGTGTTCGACGGCACCGAGTCCGCTGAGACGATCACTTCTGCCGACATCAAGGCCAGCGTCTGCCGATTTGTCGCCGCGATGGCAACGGCAAACACTAGCGACCGTGTGTACCACTTCGGGCCGGTGTCGCTTGCGGCTGCGTTTGGGGGCGTGTTGCCTCCAAAGGTCGTGTTGTTCATCACGCACTCAACCGGCGTGAACCTCAACAGTACCGCCGGGAATCACCAGATCCGGCTCCAGCCTGTCTATCAAACCATCAACTGATGCCACGCTACGAATACCCATCGCTCCGCCAGGGCCTCGTCGGCTGTTGGGTGCCGTCGCTCGGGGCCAGCGGTCTGACGCTGATCGACCGCAGCGGGCGGAACGCGCACGGAACGCTCACGAACATGGGCGGGCAGGACAACTGGCGGGCGAGCGGCAGCGGTGTAGCGATCAATTTCGACGGTACAAACGATTACGGTGTCGTGCCATCCGACTCGGCGTACCGATTTGCAACCGGACAGTCGTTTACTGTGTCTGCGTGGATTTATCCGGCGGTGAGCAAAAATCAGTCAATACTAAGTTTTCCATTAAATGGCTGGGACATTTACGTTTCTTCTGCGAATTATCTGGAGTGGGCAAAAGCCGGGGTTGCCAATGCAGGATCGAGCGCAGCCACAAACGCCGTGACACTCAACAGATGGAGTCACATCGCGGCCAAAAATATTGTCGGGTCAACAGTTGAGTTTTTCATAAACGGAGCGAGCGTGCGGACCGCCAGCTTTACGTCCACGTACAGCTACAGCCAGGAGCTGCGGATAGGGGCAACGCAGGGCGTATCTGTTGCTGGCTCTCCAGACCTGTTGGCGTGGAATGGCGCTCTCGACGACATCCGCATCTACAACCGCGATCTCACCCTCGCCGAAATCCGCCTCCTCGCAAGCCGTCGCGGGATCGGGCTGTCGCCGCTGCCGGATCGGGCGGCTGGGTTGCCGCGGAAACTGAGCGTCAACGTGGGAGGAACGTGGCGGGCGGCGGATGCATACGTCAACGTCGGCGGGGCGTGGAAGCTCGCCCAGGCCTCGACCAACGTGGCTGGAACGTGGCGGTGATCCATGCCATCGAAGATTCCCTCCTGGCGACCCAAGCGGATGACGGTCACGACCAGGCCGACGAAGGAAGTTGCCCACTACCAGACCTCGGACTGGCGAGCACGACGGACGCGGATCCTCCTGCGGGACGCGATGCGGTGCTGCGAGTGCCGCCGAGCCGTGAGCGGACGCCAGGCCCATGTCGACCACCTGATCCCGCTCGAGGAGGGCGGGACGGACGACGACGCCAACCTCCGGACGATGTGTGAGCGGTGCCACGGGCGGAAGACCCGGGCGGAGCAGAGGCGGCGCGGAGTGAACTGAAAAAAGCGAGTTGCCCACGGAGAAAAAGAAGGGACAACGGCCACCCACAAGGAGGTGGCCATGCGTGTCTCGGCTTGTCAGTGCTGCGGGGAATCGATCAATGCAGGGACTCGAGGGCCTGTCCCGATCAAGTGCGGGCCGTGTCTCGGGCGACGACGACCAGGCGGGCCGCCACTGCCGAAGAAGCCCAGGCTAAGGAAACCAACCAGGGAGCGGATTAGGAGCGACCAATTCACGTTCCTTCCAGGAAGAATCAAGTCGGAGTGCGGGCATTGCAGGAAGACGCTGTGGCTGTGCCCAGGAAAACACGCCAAGCACAGCCGTCATTTTTGCAGCAGGCATTGTCAATGGAGCGTAAGGAAGACGCCAGAGGAGCGGATCAGGAGTGATCGGTTTACGTTCGTCCCTGGGAGGATTCAGTCGGAATGCGGGCACTGCGGGAAGACGCTGTGGATTGGACCGAAGGAACACGCGAGGAGCCCGAGCCACTTCTGTGGGAGAGAGTGCCGAGGTCTCGGATCACGCTACGCCGTCCCTCACCGATACGAGTGCGTCCGGTGTGGCAAGCAATGTTCAATGCAGGGGAATCCACGGCAGAAGATGAAGGGGCTCTACTGCTCACGGAAGTGCGCTGGGGCAACGCGAGGAGAAAAGAAGTCAGCAGAACACGCGGTTCTCCTTTCCTGGAAAGATCTTGGTTCGTGGTTCCATGCGTGGGGCCAGCAAGAGATCGATCCACGCGCCATAGCCCTGGAGCAAATGCTATTTCCTTCAGCCAAAAGGCTGCACCGGATCAGGCTTCTTCGGCAGTGTGCCGATTGCGGTGGCCCCAGGGGCAGCGAGAAACGTAGGTGCAGTCGTTGCCGATTGATCAGGAAGAAGAAGGTAGGCAGGGAAAACGGCAAGCTACGCACCCGATGCAAACGCTTTGGCGTCGAGTTCGATAGCAAGGTAACTAGGCTTGCCGTCTGCAATCGAGACGGATGGATCTGCGCCATCTGTGGAGTCAAGACGATCAAGGCCACAAGCGCAAGCAACCCTCACCCGAGAGAAGCGACGTTGGACCACATCACTCCGCTCTCGCGGCGGACCAAAGGCAACACATGGGACAACGTCCAGTGTGCGTGCCGTCGCTGCAACTGCTACACGAAGCGAGACCGAGTAACTGTGTCCCAGAGGCGGATGTTCTAGGCTTACAAAAAAGCCAGGGTACCGTTCGGGAAACCCCTGAAAACAGCCCAAAACCCCAGGCCTTGCCTGCGTGTGCGTCCTGCGGGTTTTGAAAATCCTGGAGAGGTCAGATGGGATCGCGTGGCCCTGCCCCAAAGCCGTCAAGTGAGCGTTCCGCGATCGGTCGGAACACCCTCCGCCGCAAGGTCCGCGCGCCAAAGCCGACCGCGGTGGCGATGCCGGCAAGCGTGAAGGCCGACAGGGTGGCCGCCGGTTACTGGAAGGCCCACGCCCCGGCGCTGATCACCGCGCGCCGGTTGCGGCCCGACTTGGCGGAAGCCTTCGGCCTCTGCTGCCTGCTGAAATCCGAGATGGACGCCATGGCCGTCGAGCTCTCCACCCAGGAGCGGACGACCACGACGGAGAAGGGGGCCTACGCCAACCCTCTGGTCAAGATCCTGAGAGACACGAGGCGCGACTGGCTTGCCCTGGCGAGAGACTTCGGTATGACCGCTGCATCCGATGCCCGCATTCCGCAGGACGCCCCCGATGTCGAAGAGTCCAAAGAGGACGCCGCGCTCCGCCTCCTCACCGTCCCGAAGCGATCGTGACCGGCCCGAGTGGGTCGAGGGCTACCACTTCGACGCCGCTGCCGCTGATCGCCCTTGCCAGTTCGTCGAGACGCTCTGCCGCGTCCCGTCTCGAGACGGTGGACCGGCCGAGCCCATGCGGTTGATCGAGTGGCAGAGGGAGCGAGTCATCCGGCCCCTGTTCGGATGGAAACGGGAGGACGGTCGGCTCCGCTACCGCCGCGGGTGTGTCTTCGTCCCGAAGAAAAACGGGAAGAGTTTCCTGATGGCGGCGGTGGCCCAGTACATCCTCTGTGGTCATGCCCCGATCTCCGACGTTTACCTCGCCGCCGTCGACCGGCTCCAGGCCCGAGAGATTTACCGGGTGGTCGCCAAGTTCATCAGCGCTTCCCCGCAGCTGTCGAAGCTCCTCGAGGTGATCGACTCAAAGTCCCTGATCAGGAACCGCGATCACGGGAACGTCTTGCGGTGTTTGTCGGCCGACGCATACCGGAACGAAGGCTTGAACGGCAGCGTGATCATCGACGAGATCCACGCCCACAAGTCCGACCAACTGATCAGCGCCCTGACCTACGCCACGCGCGCCACACCCAACGGCGTGATCCTGGCAATCTCGACGGCTGGAGACAACCGGAACAGCGTTGGCTACCAGTGGTGGCGGGACGCCGAGCTCGTCCTGGCCGACCCGAAGTCCAACCCGTCTTTCATGGGCGTGATCTACGCGGCCGACCCCGAGGATCCGCGAGGGTTCGGGGATCCCGCCGTGTGGCGCGAGGCCAACCCGTCGATGGGTGTGACGTTCCAAGAGGACGAGTTCGCGGCCGACTATCAGGACGCCTTGACCGATCCGCGGAAGATGGGCCGCTGGCTTCGGTATTCCTTGAATTGCTGGACGGAAAAGGACGCCCGCTGGTGGCACGGGGACGAGTTCACCAAATGCCAAGCCGATCCGGTCGAGCCCCTCGAGGGCCGCTCCTGTTGGGTCGGGCTCGACCTGGCTGATCACGACGATCTGACGGCGGCGGTGTTTCTGTTCCGATCCGCCGACGGCAGCTTCGACGCCGAGCTCCTGGCGTGGGTTCCCGAGGAAGGGATGATCGAGCGAGAGAAGCGGGACAACGTCCCGTATTCCTCCTGGGTGCGGGATGGCTGGCTTCGCGTCACCGAGGGGAGCCGGATCGACCAGGAGCGAGTCCATTCCGACATCATGGCTTTCCTCGAGGGCCACGAGTGCCGCGGGGTCGGCGGTGATCCGTGGCACCTCGACTGGATCGCCACGCGGATGCAGGCCGACGGTCTCGAGGTCCACAAGGTCAGGCAGTCGATTGGCTACCTGACCGGCCCCGCCAAGATGCTCGAAGACCTCGTGAAGACCGGCCGACTGCGCTACCGCTCCCCGATCATGTCCTGGGCATCGAACAACGTCTGTATTTGGGAGGACATGAACGGCAACATCCGCCCCGACAAGGCGAAGTCTTCCGAGAAGGTCGACCCGATCTTCGCCCTGATCAACGCCCTCGCCCTGGCCTCCACCGACGCCGAGCCCGAGTCCTCCGGATTCTCCCTGGTCTCCCTGTAACTTCACCGCCACGGGCCCGCCCTGTCCCATGCTGCCATGGGACTATTCGACCTCATTCCGTTCGCGCGATCCCGGCCCCAGCCCACGCCCCCGGCGGTGGAGCTCCGCGGTCTGTCCGATGGCTCCGGGCCTTGGTCGGCGTGGATCTCGCCCGACGCGGTGACGCCCGAGGTTGCCGTGAGGACCACGGCAATTCTGTCGTGTGTGCGGTTCCTGAGTCAGGCCGTGGCGTCGATGCCGCCGCGGGTGATCCGCACCACGCCCGACGGGCGGAAGTCTGCGGCCGTCGACCTCCCCTGCTATTCCGTTCTCACCGACCGGCCCAACTCGACACAGTCGCTCTACGAATGGATTGAATCGACGATCTACCACACGGCCTTGTGGGGCAACGGGTACTCCCGGATCGTCCCCGGTGTCGACGGTGGCTTCTGCTCCGCCCTCGAGCTCCTCCACCCGAGCCGGATGGATCCGCGGCGGATGTCCGACGGGAGCATCGGTTACCGCTACCTGTATCCCAACGGCTCAGGCCCGCAGGGCCAGACCGGCTGGGTTCCGTTCAGCCAGGACGAGATCCTCCACGTTCGATGGATCTCCGACAACGGGATTAAGGGCCTCGTTCCCTCGACCTTGTGCAACACGAGCGTGGCCCTGGCGAGAGAGTTAGACATCGCGGCCCGGGCATTTTGGAGCAACGGCGCGCGTCCCGACGTTGTGATCGAGACCGAGGAGAGCCTGAACCAGCCGGCCATCGACGCATTCCGCGCCCAGTGGCGGGAGATCTACGGCGGCTCGAGGAACCGCGGCGGGGCCGCGATCCTGCCAAAGAAGGCCCAACTCAAGACGATCGAATCAAACAGCAACGAAGCCTCCGAGTTCAGCCAACTTCGGCGGGATGTCACCGCGGAGTGTGCCACGATCTACGGCGTTCCCGGATCGCTGGTCGGCGTCCGCGAGGCGATGAAATACGCCACCACCGAGCAAGAGCATCTGTCGGCCCAGGTGTGGTGCCTGACCCCCTGGGAGATGCGTCTCGAGGGAGCGGTCAACCGGACCATCCTTTCCCCGGTGGTCAGCGGCCCGCAGTACGCCGGCTGCAAATACCGCGTCGACAATCGCGGTCTGCTTCGCGGTGACAGCGCCGCCCGCGGGGCCCTGTATGACGTCCTCGCCAAGTGGGGCGCGATGACCCCGGCGGAGATGCGTGACCTCGAGGACTTCCCCGAGCTCGACGAACCCGCCGCCAAGGAAACCTACATCCAGAGCGGCTTCGTCCCGCTCCGTGAGGCGGCCGACTCCTCGCTCTCCGAGGCCCAGGTCTCCAGCCTCCTGGCCGTCCTGGCCGCCGTCTCCGCGGGGACGCTGGCCGCCCCTGCGGCCGAGGCCGTCATCGCCGCGGCCTACCCGACCCTGTCCGATTCCGCGGCCACCATTGTCGCCGGCGCAAGGGGGACCACATGAGCATCGAATACCGGACGCATGACGCCGACGGTGACGAGATCGAGACGCGGTTCCTCGTGGCAGACCTCGCCCCGGTCGGCGTGGAAGAGCGCGAGGACGGCCCGCCGACGATCTCCGGCATGGCCCCCCCGTGGGATTCCTGGTCCGAGGATCTCGGCTTCCGGGAGAAGTTCGACCGCGGGGCCTTCGCTGATGTCCTCAAGAGCCGATCGCTCGATGTCGTCCTGGCGTGGAATCACGACGAGTCCTTCCCCCTCGGACGGACGAAAAACAAGACGCTCGACCTGGCCGAAGGGGACAAGGGGCTCGACTACCGAGGCCGACCGCCCCAGCCCTCGGGCCGTGTCGACGAGTACCTGACCCTGATCCGGGGCGGATACGTCGCCGGTTCTTCGTTCGCCTTCACGGTCAAAGCCGACCCGAAGCACGAATCGTGGGCCACCGACGAGCGTGGCAACATCACCCGCACCATCCACCGCGTGTCGGGCCTCTACGACGTTTCCGTGGTGACTCGCCCGGCCTACCCCCGGTCCACCGTCGCCCTCCGTCGGCGTGACCTGTTCGCGGCCTCGAACCTCACCGAGGCCGAGCGCCGGCAGATCGTCGAGCGTGAGGCCGACGACCAGGCCGACGCGATCCGCAAGGCCGCCGCCGATCGGAAGAAGCTCGACGCGCTGATCGGGGCCCGAGCGGCCACCGCCCTCGCGAGGATGAAAGCCAATGGCCTCTGACCATCGCTGCCGCTGCGGTGAACGGATGAAGATCCGCACATCGAAGCGGAGCGGGGATTCCGCGGTCCAGTATCTGCGATGCACCTGCGGGGCAGCTGCCCGCGTGGCTGTTCCGGCCCGAGACATCTGGAGACGCAAGAGATGAACCCGGAACAGAAGCTCACCGCCGCCTGCCTGGCCTTCGTCGCAAGCGCCCGGCTGAAGGCCGCCAACGGTCTGACCGTGGCGGAGTTCGGCTTCCTCGTCGTCGAGCTCCTCCGCCTGGCCGTGACCGGCCTCGAGGAGATCCCGGCCGATGGCCCGGCAAAGAAGGCCTGGGCCCTCGGTGTGATCGGCAACCTGTTCGACGCCGTTGCTGGCTTCGCGGTCCCGATCTACCTCCAGCCGTTCTGGATCCTGGCCCGGCCTGCGGTTCGGGCCCTGGTGCTGGCCGCTGCTGGCGGGGCGCTCGAGCAGATCCTGACGCTCACCCGCGCCGCCGCCCCGGAGCCCGTCGCATGACGACCGCCCTCGTCCTCGCCGCCGCTGCGGTGGCCTACCTTCTCTGCACCCGCCCAGCGGTCGCGCCCGCGCTGCCGCAACTGCCGCCACTCTCGCCCATCATTCCGCCCGGCATCATGCCGTTGGGGATGCCAGGGGCAGCGGCAGGAGGCGGCGGCCCGCACCCGCTCACGCTCCTGGCGATCCTCGCCGCCGGCGCGATGATCGCGTTCTCGATTCGGGAAAATGGAACGCCGCCCCCCGCCCCCGGCCCCGCGCCGGTCGTCGGGCTCGATCTCCGGGGACGATTCGTCGGGCCGGATGCCGCCGCCGACGCCGCGACCACTGCCGCCCTCCTCGAGGAGTTGGCCGGGCAGATCGAATGGGATGGCCAGCAGGCGGAGCCGCGACTCCGCACCGGGGCAGCGTTTGACGATCTGCGCCGCGCCGCTCGGGAGTTGCGATGCCGTGGCGTCTCGCTCGGGGCTCGGCAGCCCGCCGTCCGTGATGCGATCAAAGCCTTCCTCGACGCCCAGGTTGGGACCGATGGCGGGCCGGTGGACGCCGGGAAGCGGGCCGGCTGGGTCGCTGCGTTTCGCTCCGTCGCCCAGGCCGCGGCGGAGGCCAGCCGATGACGCAACGGAAGCAGATCTGGACGATGTCCGCGGTCGGCTTCGTGATCGTCGCCGCCATGCTGGGGGCGCTCGTCGAGCGTCTCACGCACCGTGTCGCCGCGCGCGTCGAGGCCCGGTTCGGCTGGCAAGCCGACATCATCGGGGCAGATGAGTTTGTTTCCGCGATGGGCCGCGAGGGCGTGTTCTCTTCCGCGGCCCCCGATGCGATGGCGGTGCCGATCGGCCAAGACGTTTTTCTCTGGCGCGCGGCCGACAAGGCCAGCCGCAAGCGCTACGGCAAGCCCTTCTCCGTCAGCAATCAAGCCTCCGTCGGCTCATGTGTCGCGCATGGTGCCCAGCACGCGATTTTCCTTGCAGAGGCCGCCGCATGGGACGCAGGACTCCGGGCCGATGTTCCGCTCCGCCCCTCGACGCCCTCGATCTATGGCGGTTCCCGCGTCGAGGCCAGGGGCAGGCCCGGAGACGGGCGGCAACCCTACGGCGGATTCTCGGACGGCAGCACTGGATTCCACGCCGCGAAGTGGGTGAGGGACTGGGGCATCGTCTATCAGAGGCCCTATCCCGATTTTGGCTTCGACTTGACGAATGCGCAGGGGCTCGAGAAGGAATGGGGCGCGTACGGCAACGGCGGCCGGGATGACGAGGGCCGATTCGACGCCGAGGCAAAGAAGCACCCCATCCAGAAGGTGGCCCGAGTTACCACCTGGACAGAATTGGTCCAGGCGATGTCCTCCGGGCTGCCGGTGACGATTGCCAGCAACGTCGGATTCCAGGCGAGCGCCCGCGATGCCGACGGCTTCATCGCCGCCAATGGCACTTGGCCCCACCAGATGTGCATCGGCGGGCTCAGGTGGGCGAAGAACGCACCGCCCGGCACGAAGCAACCGCGGGACGGTGTCCTCGTGTTGAACAGCTGGGGGGAATCGTGGCCGCCGCAAGCCGGCGGCACGTTCCCGGCCGATCAGCCTGCCGGCACGTTCTGGATCACGCAGGCCGACGCCGAGCGAGTCCTTGCCGCTGGCGATTCGTGGGCCTATTCCACAACCGCCAATTGGGAGCCGGTGCCGATCGATCACGGCCAGTGGTTCCAGCCCGCACCAGAGGCCGTCGCCAATACCTACTCCCTCGCTCCCTGAGGCCGCCATGATCGTCGACCGCAAGCTCGTCTCCACCGTCCTCGTCGCCCTGGCCCTCGGCTGGTGGCTCGGCTCCAGCCCGTCGTCACCGATCAACCCGACGCCGCAACGGCCGGTCCTCGCCGCCGTCGGCCGGCTGGCCCGGATCGCCGCCCGGCTCGGCTTGTGGGCCGCGATGGCCGCCGAGCCGCCGCCGCAGGCCGACGGCCGGCAGTTGGTTCACGCGCCGTCGGTTGATGCCGACGGGCATCGGGTGGTTGACCACGGGGAGGGCTGGTGATGGACACGACAGCCGTTTTCTTGGTTCTGTTCGCTACGGCCTACGCGGTCTTTGGATGGGGGCTTTCCCATTGGGGCTCTGACCGTGTTGAAGTGCTCACCGCTGTGATCGCTGGCGGATTCGCAACGGCCACCCTCACGGTTTTGGGTCTCGTCTTTGCGGCGCTGAACGTGTGCTCGTGGCTCTGGCAGCACGTTCGTTTAGAGGTGACGTTATGACCCTCTACCGCTCCCTCCTCGCCCTGTTGGCCAGCCTCTCCGCCGATCCGCAAGAGATCGACCGCGAGCCGCCGCGCGCCGCCGCGGCCGTCGCCGCGGCGTATGCTTCGCTCGCCCCGGAAACGGCACCGACGCCGCCCCCGGCACCGGCGAAGTGTGGGTGCGGCGGGAAGTGCCAGGGCGGCATCTATCGGCCCGACGGCCGGATCGAAATGCGATGTGAGAAGGACTGCCCCTGCGGCTGTCGGAAGTAAGACGGTTGTACGTTACCACCGAAACTTCACCGGCATCGGCTTCTCCGTGATCGTGCGTCATCGTCGACACCGCACACCGCCCCACGGAGATCCCCGATGAATCCCGTCAGCAACCGCCGCAAGCTCCAGGACGAGGCATCGAAGATCCACACGGACATCGAGGCTCTCCGCGCCGCCGCCCCCGAGTCCGACCAGGAACAGGCCGACAACCTGGGAAGGCTCGGTGAGCTCGAAGCCCGGGCCGACTCCATCGCGGTCGAGCTCGAGCGGGAGAACGCGACCGACGCCCGGCTTGCCCGCCTCCGCACCGCTGCCAGCAACGTGGCCGAGCATCGAGGCTCCGACGATCCGGAGAAGGCGAAGGCCCAGCAGCTGGCCCAGTTCGGCGGTTCGCGATACTCCGACGAGGCCCGTCTGCTTCGGATCTCCCAGTACCTCCGCGGTCTCCGCGATGGCACGGTCCAGGCCCGGGCGCTCTCCGAGACCGGCTCTGCCGGGGCGGGGCCCGAGTTCAACCCGCCGACGGACCTGTACAACGAAATCGTGAACATCATCAACCGGCAGTCCATCGGGGCCCAGCTGGCCACGACGATCGCGACGAACAGCCGGACGGTCGACGTTCCTAAGCTCGGCCTGGTGACCGCCGACTTCGTGGCCGAGAACACCGCGCCCACCGCGCAGGATCCGACGACGTCGAAGGTCTCGCTGACGGTGTTCGACGCGAAGGCCGAAGTCGACATCAGCAACAACCTCCTCGACGACTCGCCGCTCGATGTCGCCGGGTACGTCACGCAGGCCATCGGCAACGGCTTCGCGAAGTTCGCGGATACCGTCTGGCTCCAGGGCCATGTCGGCAACTCGATCGCCGGTCTTTACGCCGGAATCTCCGCTGGCCGGAAGGCCACCGTGGCGGCCGGCTCGGTGATCTCCGCGGCCAACGTTGGGACCGTCATCGGCTCGATCGATCCGATGGTCATGGGCGATTTCGCCTGGGTCGTCAGCGGTGCCGGCTGGGGCCAACTCCTCGCCCTCGAGGGGACGCGGTTCGTCCAGCCGATGGTCGGCGGCGGGGCTCCCATCCCGACCGTGTGGGGCGTGCCGGTCTACAAGTCGGACCTCCTCCCGGCCAACGTCCTCGCGGTCTACGGGGCGTTCAAGATGACGACCGCGATCGCCATGCGGAAGGAGCTCTCGGTCACGCCGCTCCGTGAGCTCAAGGCCCGCGAAAACCAGACGGTCTACCTCGCTCACGGCCGCTTCGGCCTGGCGAACCACGACCCGTCCTACGCCGGTGCCATCCTCCAGGGCACCTGATCCCCTGGCCCCTGACTCCCGCCCGTCTCCAGCGGCCGGGCGAGGCTCACCCCTCGCCCGGCCGCCCCCCTTTCCGGAGTTCTCCGATGCCGACCGTCTCGATCAAGTTCCGCCAGGACTATGGCGACCACGCCGCCGGGGCCGTCGTCCAACTCCCCGAGGCGATGGCCCGCCACCTCGTCGACTGCGGCCTGGCCACGTTCGTCGCCACCCCCGAGCCGGCGGAGCTTCCCGTCGAGCGAGCCGATGCCCCGAAGCCCAAGCACATCCAACGCGCCACCAAGTAACTCGGGGGGCCCATGCTCAAAGTCCGCTCCCTGAAGCAACTCTCCGAGCCCGAGGTCGAGCCCGTGTCGCTGGCGGCAGCGAAGGGGCAGGTGGGCCTGTTGCCAGAGCAATCCGACGACGACGCTCTCCTGCTGCGCTTGATCTCCACCGGCCGCCGGCTGGTGGAGCAGCGCCTCGGGACGACGCTGGCAACCCGGCAGTTCAGGGCCACCATCGTCGGTGACCTCGACAACCATGGCCACCACCACGGCCTCTACCACCAGCATTACCACCACCGGGACGAGCTCCGCATTCCGCTCCCGCCGCTCCTGGTGGACGGGACGCACCCGCTGGCCATCACCGTGGGCGGGGTGGCCGTCAACCCAGCCACCTACACGATCGACTCCGACTCCACCCCCGCGGTGATCCGGTTCACCGCCTGGCCGACGTTCGACGATGACGCCCCGCTCGTGGTGACGTTCTGGGCAGGGCCCGCGTCGGGCGGCCGGATCGAGCCGGCGGCCGAGTCCGTGATCCTGCTGTTCGTCGCTCACGGGTTCAAGCACCGCGAGGGGGTGGTTCCCGGCAGCGTCAACGAGCTCCCCATGGGCATCGAGACGCTCCTGGCGTCGATCTCGATCACGGGGGCCTACTGATGGGCGACCGCACCGCCGCCGGCATGAAAGTCCATACCTTCCGCTTCGAGCGGCCGGTGGAGACGCGGAACGCCGTCGGTGAGGTGTCGTCGATCTCTTGGGTGAAGATCGCCCGACGCCGGGGCTCCATCGAGCAAGTCGGCTACAGCGAGACGCAGGACCAGGGCCAGACCTCCGGGCAGGCCTCCTACCTGATCGTCGTCCCCTCGGTCCCAGGCCTCGACGGTTCGTCCCGGATCATCTGGGAAAGCCGGCTCGGCCGGATCCTGGTGGTTTCCTCGGTCGTCGGGGATGACGCCGACCCGGAGCAGACCATCCAGGCCTCGGAGAAGAAGACATGAGCGCCCCGGGCCTCTTCTTCTCCGCGTTCTTCTCTGAGAAGTCCAATCGCGACATCGATGACCTGATCCGCGCCTACGCCAAGCTTCCCGGCTCAGTGGCCCGGAAGCACCTCAAGGCCGCGATCCGGCGATCGATCAAGCCATTCACGCCGGCGCTCAAGGCCGCGACACCCCGCGGAAAAACCGGCAACCTACGGCGATCGGTCATCACCGTCGTGAAGTTCGGCACCAAGGTCTCCCGCGGGGCCAACGAGGCTTTCCGCGGAACCGCCATCGGGATCGTGGGCTTCAGCCGGAAGGGCAAGAAAAAGAATCAGAAGGGGGATCACAGCGTCCTCGTCGAGGCCGGCAGCAAGCCGCGCCGCCGGAAGGGAATCCGGGGCAACTCCTTCAGCGCTGGCCAGGGCTCCACCGGGACCATGCCCCCGAAACATATGTTGCGCGACACGCTCGCCGCCAAGCGGTCAGGCATCCTGTCGAACATGGAAATCGAAATGGGTGTGAGCCTCGAGCGGGCCACCCAGGAAGCAGCCCGCCGCGCCTCCCTCTGACTCCCCGGAGATCCATCATGGACACCGTTCTCGTCCGATTCACGAATCCCTGGGGCCGCTACCTCCCGGGCGATTCCCTCTTCGTCGATGCCGCCCTCCTGGCTGAGCTCCTGGCCGCTGGCGTGATCGAGGCCGACCCGGCCGGGGAGGCTGAATGAGCAGCCCCGAAGCCTGGCTCAAGGCGACGATCGAGACCGCCGCCGGGGCTCTGGCCTGGCCGGTGGCAGTGTCGGAGTCTGCCGGCCTGCCCTTCGTCGTCTACTCCCGCGAATCGACCGAGCGGCCCCTCCAGACGAGCGGCCTGACCGGGTTTGCGGATGGGGAGTTCACGCTCGAGGTGTGCGGGGCCACATGGACATCGGCCCGGACTGTGGCGGATGCGATCGTGGCCGCGGTCCAGAACTTCACCGGCACTGCCCATGGGGCCATTATCGACCACGTTCACGTTGGGAGTGATCGAGACGGCACCGCCGTCTATCTCACCGATGGCCAGGATCTGCCGTCCTATTTCGTGATCGAGCTGCAAATCTTCATCCGCTGGAGAGAGTGACAATGCCCGCACTTCCCGCAGTCCTCGACACGATGCAGGGGCTCACGTTCTCCTTCAATTCCATCGAGTTCCGCGCCACGAACATCAAGCGGAAGGAAACCCGCCCGCTTGTCGATGTCTCCGACTGCTCCCAGGCCGCCGACTCGCTGCGGATTTATCAGGCCGAGCCACTCAAGGACGGCGACGAAATCAGCCTGGAATACTTCGGGAAGAATCCCCCGACCAAGGGCACGAAGTACGCGATCTCCTGCTCCGGTCTGGCGATCACCGGCAACGCCTTCTGTACGGATGTCGAAGAGGGTGGCGCTGTCGGTGAGTACGTCAGGGGAACGGCCACCTTCAAGATCTCTGGCTGAATGGGGGACGGTCCATGACCGCTATCCCATCCGCGCAAAACGTCTCCGTTTCCTTTGGCGGGGTCGCGCTCGGTGGCCTGATCGGATTCGACGAGCAATACTCCGCTGCGTCTCCGACCGACACCACCGGGGCCACCGCCACGATCGTCGGCAGTGGCGGCAACACGCGAGTGATCCGCCAAGTCGAGATCACCATGATCGAGCCCGGCTCGATCTCTTTCCGGTGTTGGGGGAATCCCCCCTTCGCCCGATCCGACATCGGCCTCTCGGCCACGCTGTCGTTCACCATCGCTGGCAACACGACCAGCTGGCCCGCCCAACTGGCAAACGTCCAGCGCGTCGGCTCTGCCGGTGAACTGATCCAAGGCTCCTATCAATTCCAGTTCATGGGGTAACGATGCTCTCCCGCGACGATCTCCTCGGCCTTGAGGCCAACAAGACGGCCCCCCCGACGCGGCTCCATGTCGCCGCGTGGGGCGGGGATGTCTTCCTCCTGGATCCGACCGCCCAGGCCTATGACGAGTGGGCGCTGTGGTGCGAGAAGAACAAGGACAAAGCGGACCCCCCGTACCGGGCAAAGCTGGCGTCTCTCCTGCTCTGCGACGAGTCCGGGAAGCGGCTTTTCACCGGCGACGACGTCCAGACGCTTGCCGCCTGGAAGCCCGACGGGCTGACGGAGGTATGGAAGGTCGGCGTCGAGCTCCTCAAGGTCGACGACAAGGAGATCGAGGACCAGGCGGAAAAATCCGCGGCCAGCCCCTGAACCTGTTTCTCGGGCGGCTGGCCCTGGCGTGTGGAGAGTGGGATGTCGAAACGCTGTCGAAGCGGATCACGCTCCGACAGCTGAAATGGTGGATGGCCTTCTGGCGCGTCGAGCCCTTCGGGGACGAATGGGCGAGGTCGGGGAAATTGGCCGCGGTGACGGCGGCGGCCCAAGGGGCCAAAGTCGAGCCCGACTTCGAGGAAAAGTTCCTGCCGAGCTACCGCTCTCCGGTCCAGACCGAAGAGGAGTTGAAAGCCCAGCTGCGACGGATCCCGTTTTTCGCAAAGCAGATGGAAGAGAAGGGAATCTGACATGGCTGGAATCGGCAAGGTCAGCGCGATCTTCACCGCCTCGAGCGCCGGGCTTTCCGCTGGCGTGTCCAAGGCAAGCTCCTCCCTGAAGGGGCTGCAGAGGGACGTCGCCAGCCTCCGCGGCGGGATGCAGCTGCTGAACGCGATCTCCGGGGCGCAGTTGCTCGGCTCCGTCGCGTCGACCGCCATGAGCTACGCCCGCTCCCTGATCAACGTGGGCCAGGCCCAGGCCGAGGCGATCGACTCGACGAGCAAACTATCGGCCCGCCTCGGGATGACCTACTCGGAGTTGGCCGGCTTGGCCCACGCTGGCGACCTTGCCGGGGTGAGCATGGACACGATCGGGGCCGCCGCCACGAAGGCAGACGTTGCCTTCGTGAAGGCCGCCCAGGGGTCGAAGACGGCCCAGGCGGGCTTCGCTGCCATCGGCCTTGAACTGGGCGATCTTCAAGGCTTGTCGTCCGCGGAGCGATTCTCAGAGATCGCTGATGCCATCGCCGGGCTCCCGACCGAAGCGGAGCGGGCCGCCGCAGCCGTCAAGCTGTTCGGCCGGGCCGGGGCGGAGTTGCTCCCCCTGTTTGCCGGCGGGGCAGGATCGATCCAGGAGGCCACCGAGGAGGCCCAGCGTTTCGGAATGGCCCTCACCGGGGCCCAGGGGCGGGACGTCGAGGCAATGAACGACTCGTTCTCCAAGGTCTCCGCGGCCATCGGCGGGATCATCAAGCAGGTCACCGCCTACCTTGCCCCCTCGATTACCTCGATCGCCACCACGTTCACGGACTTCGTCGGCTCGATGGGCGGGGCCAACATCGGTCAGGCCATCGGAGAGGGGATCCTCGCCGCGGCCCGCTACATGGCCGGTGTCGGGGACTTCATCATCGGCGGGCTCACGACCGTGGGTGAGTACCTGACCTTCGTGGCCGGCAACTGGTCGACGGTGTTCGACTCGATCGGGCGGATCGGTTCGCTCCTGGCTGGGGTCGCCAGAGCATGGGCCGGATCGGTCCTCACCGTCCTCGGTGGTGCGGCCGGGATCGTCGGGCTGATCTCAAAGACAGCACAAAACGCTTCCGACCGAATCATCGACGCGGCCCGCGGGCAATTCGCGGCGGCCGGTCAGAACTTCGAGGGGGCCTTCGGCACATCGAAGCCCGGCTCCGGGCCGCTGGCGACTGGCCTTGAGATCGCGCTGGCCAAGTCGCGGCTGGCCGCTGGTCAGTTCGACCAGGCCAACCGCCTCAAGGTCGGGGAAGCGGCTGGGGCTCTGGCTCCAGCCGGTGCCGCCGCCGCCGTCCGGCAGGAGGTCAAGGCCATCGACTCCCGCTCCAAAGAGGGCATCGCAGAGATGTTCCGCTTGATGCGTGGCGAGACGGAAGACGCGGCAGAGCGGACGGCTCGGGCCACCGAGCGGATCGCTGACAACACCGAGGACATGGGTGTCGACATCGAGGAGCTCTCCTTCGCGGGGTGAATCATGGCCGTCATCGCAACCAAGTACACACCCAACAAGGCCTCCGGTGACGGGGAGTTTCGGCAGTCCCACAACCTGTCGGAAACGTGGCTGGTGCGTGTCGATGCACCGCCGCCGACTACCAGCGTGGCCGCGATCCTCACCGCTCCCGGCGTGGCCTACGGCACGGCTCACCCGTCCTTCGCCGCCTGTAAGGCGATGAAGTGGAGCTACTCGGCTATCGACGGTTCCGGTCTGCTGTGGGCGGTAACAGTTCAGTATTACGTTCCGACCGTCGAAGTAGACCCGATGACCGGCCTACCAATGGATGCATGGCAAGCCCGAGGCACCACGCAAACGCTGCCGTTCTATCAGGACCGCAACGGCAACATCCTCGCCAACTCCGCAGGCGATCCGCTCGAGGGGATGGAGCGCGAGATCTGCTACATGGGGTGGACGCTGACCCGTTCCTATACGTCGATCAACACAGCGTTCGCGCAGATCAAAGGATCGTCGAACAAGACTAACAACGACCTCTGGCCGAGCCTTGGTTCAAGTGCGGTCGACACTTGGAAATGCACCTTCGGTAATCTTCAAAAGAGGATCATCGTTACCCAAAGCGGAGCAACGCAAACGGCAACCGCCTACTGGGAGGCCACGTTCGAGATTGATTACAAGGAAGATACTTGGCATGTGAAGCCCTGGGACATGGGGTTCAACGAGCGGGTTGATGCCACCGGAATGCCGACGAGCACCGGAACAAACAGGCGGGCCATCCTTGGGAGGGAAGGACGGCCGGTGAAACAGGCTGTCGCTCTGGCCAGCGGTGTCGCCCTCCCGCCGGGGACTCCACCCGTGGCGCTCGACTTCGACCCCTACGGAAAAATCTCCTTCACCTCCGCCTTCGGAACCCCATCATGACAAGGCGAATTGTCGGGGCATCCCGCGAAACGTGGGGGCGGATCAGTCGAGCCGTTCGCGGTGTCGAGAACAGCGGCCGAGGTGGCACCTCGCAACCTGCCGACTACGGATCAGGTGACGACTCGGACGCGGTCCTCTGCAAGACAACCGCGGCCTGGTCCAAGAACTCCTCCGCCACGCTCCAGGTCTGGGCCGGTGAGCCGGGCAGCGAGACAAACACTGGTGTCACGCTCACGGCATACAACCGCGTGGCAGCATTCAAGTCGGGCGATTTCGTCACCGTCCAATTGAACCGCCACGGCTTTTACTACGTCGTCGGCGCTGGCGGAGGCTCGGTAAAGCTCTCACGGACAACGTCGGTGTGGGAGAAGGGCACGACGGCTTCCCTGGTGGTCTACGGCGGGACGCCTGGATCAGAGGCAGCGACCGGCGAGACCTTCAACGCCTTCAACAACTTCGGCAAGGTTCTCTCCGGAAAGTGGGTGATGATCGGAGAGACCGCCGAAGGACAACACTACCTCATCGCGCCCGAGTCCGATCAGGTCGAGTTGGTCTACACCGCCGAGATCGTGTCGACGACAGCCTCGGGTGTCACGACATCGAAGCTGGTATTCCGCCGGAAAAAGGTCTGGGTCCACTCCATTGAGGAAGGGACGCCGGTCGAAATTGGAATGACCGAGTGCGTCACCCCGTACAGCAACAATCAAGGCGGCTACTGAGGTGGCAGGGCTCATAACCTATAACGGCCTGCTACTCCTGAAGGGTGGCGGGCTGGCCGCTAATAAAGCCTGCTGCTGCACTGGCGTAATCTGCTACTGCTTTCGGCAGTATGCCAACTACGGGCAGATAACCGTTTCTCGGTTCGTGCGGTGCTACCGCCAGTCGTATTTTAATCCTGTCCTGAATGTTATCGTCTTTCCAGACGGAGTCCCCGGCGGATGGGGTGATTCGCCTTGCCAACCAAACTCCGCCGGCTGGTTCTTTAACGTGGCGAACAACGCTTTCAGCAATCCCCCATGGGCGGAGGGATCCCAGCCTCCTGGGTTCCCGTCAGCGACAGGATGTGGAGGCGCAAACGGTGAGGGGTGGAACATCACTCCCATCGACAACGCGACCCAGGCCGCCGCATGCACCCCGATCGGGAGCCCGCCGTAATGCTCGTCTCCCTCGATGCTGTCAAAGCCGTCGCGCACATGCGGCCCGCGGGGTACGTCGAAGCGATCCTCGGGAGCGGTTTTTGGCGCTTTGATCCCGATGTCGGAGAGGTGGTCGACATCCCCGACGCGGCCTACTGGGATCTGGTCCGCACCTACTCCCCGGGTGAGTTCGGCGGCCGACTTGCCCTCCATGCCTGCGGCCCCGGATGCCAGTTGAAACGCTCCCTGGCATGGTGGGGAATCAAGGACGACGGCTCCTGCGGTTGCTCCGACTATGCCGCGATGCTCGACGCCTGGGGGCCGGATGAATGCTGGCGGCGGATCGAGGAGATCGTCTCGCACCTGCGGGAGGCCGCCGAGAAAAAGTCCCTTCCGTTCATCGCCACCGCGGCCCGGATCCTGGTAGCCCGGGCCATCGAGGCCGCAAGGAAGGAGGTTGCCCATGGCATCGCGCAAGGCGAAGAAGGGGCCGGGCCAGACCTGGTCCGGGCTCGATGAAGACGACATCACCGGCCAGGCCGAGGCAGAGGATTCCCAGCTGATCGAGTTCGGCCGGCGGTCCCAGGATCCGCCCACGGAACAGCCCGAGAAGAAGGAGCGCCGCCGATGCCCCCGAAAGCCCCCTCGCTGAAGGACGAGATCATCCGCGGCATCACCGAGAACAAAAAAGGCCCGCGCGGCTGGTTCGACAAGATCGCCCCCGACGTCCAGGCCGAGCTCGTCGAGATCCGGGCCGACTTCCGCGAGGGCAGGACCGAGGGATCGAAGACGGCAGTATCGGACTCCATCCACCGGGTGTTGAAGGCCCGCGGCCTGATCACCGTCACCCGCGCGGAGGTGTTCAGATGGTTCAACAAGCGCGAGGACTGAAGCACGCGGTGGCCGAGTCCGTTGCCGCCGCCGCCACGAAGCCCGCCCCCGACGCGGAGCAGGTGACCGAGCGCCGCGAGGGGGCCGACCTCGAGTACCGCTCGACCTCCCGGACGATCCGCACCGTCGAGGATCTGCTCCTCCACATCGAGGCCGACATGGCCCGTTTCGAGGTGTCCGCCTCGGAGGCGACGAAGTGGGAGGTGGCCACCGTCGACCGCGACACCGGGAAGCCGGTCGTCACAGTCCTTCACCGGGTGTTCGTTCGGCTCCGCCCCCGCGGTGGGCCAGCCGTCGCGGAGCTCGTCGCCGCGATGATCGCCGGGGCCGCGAAGGCCGGGGGCATCGGACGCCCCAAGGCGAAGGCCGCGAAGGCCCGCCCCGGCCCGTGGCAGGTGTTGGTGGTTGCCGACACCCACTTTGCCAAGTACGCCTGGCATAAGACCACCGGGGGCGATGACTACGATCTCGACCACGCCGATCGGCTGGTCCGTTCCGCCGGGCTCGGGCTCCTCGAGGCCGGGGACGCTCACCGCCCTGGTCGTCGCACGATTGCATTCCTCGGGGATCTGTTTCACTACGACACGCCGTCAGCGACCACGACCCGCGGGACACAGCTGGAGCGAGACGGCCGACTCGAGCGGATGATCGAGACGGGCTCCTCCGCCCTGGTTGCCCTGGTCGAGCGATCCGCCGAGACCGCCCCGACCGACTGCGTGATCGTCCCCGGCAATCACGACGAGACGATGACCGCGTGGTTCCGGTTGCTGTTGCGGACCCACTTCGCGAAGGATCGCCGGGTGACGGTCCACAACGTCTACACCCATCGCCAGTACCTCGAGCACCAAGGCAACCTGTTGGGCTTCGCTCATGGCGACAAGGCCCGGGCCAAGCTCCCGTCGCTGATGACGTTAGAGGCCCGCGAAGCGTGGGCCCGGTGCCGATACCGGGAGATCCACACGGGCCACCTCCACAAGCAGGCCAGCAAGATCCGCCGGGTGATCGACTCCGATGGGATCGACACGGTCGACGGTGTG